CGCGATCGCTACCGCTACCGCTGTTTTCTTCAGCCTCATTCGATTTGTCCTCCTGGCGTTGTTGAGCGGCTCTCGCCGCAAGAAATTTTGTACGGCCGCCGGCGTGGCGGCGCGCTGCGTCGCTTACGCATACTTCGCCTCCAGTTCCTCAAGGGATAGGGGATTGCCGTTCAGGTCGAGAAGTTGCGCGAGGGTGATCTTGTCATCGCGCCACAGTTGCGCGCGCCCGGGCCCCAACGTTTCATCTTGGAACGCGGTCCCCATGCGGTCGAGGAATTGCTCGAAGGTGGTCGAAGCTTTCACCGGGCCGTCCGCGCTCGCGCGCTCCCCGCCGCCCGGCTCCGGGATGTCTATGCCAAGTTCCTGGAAGCTCTTCGTGATCGGCACCTCGACGGATCGGCAGCCCCAATGGCGCGGTACGCCTCCGTTGTACGGGAGGTCCGTGCCTTCCAAGGGTTCGCCCTCGAGATCGAACTCCGCTCCGTCGTAAGCGATGCAGATCTCGGTCGTGTGACTGTCTAGCGTCGATACTTGGCGGATGCCGGTGATGATGTCCGAATTCTTGCGGAAGGTTTCCATCCTGGCCTGGGCTGCGACTTCCTGTATCGAGGTGTGCACCAGGCCCCGCGCGTGGGTTCGGCTGATGTCCATGATCCCGGGGAATCCCCTCCGCCCGGCGACGCGCGCGACGATCTGTTCGTTCGTCTCGCCCTGGATGATGCCTTGCCTCAATGCGTTGGCGAATCGGAAAGCCGTATCCTGCGCCTGACGTTCCCACCAGTCGGCGGACGGCGCGCCGAAGATCAGCGCATTGGTCGAGAGCCGCTCCATGAAAGTGAGGCTCGGCAGGCTCGCGTCGATGTTCGCGATGAAGTGATTGGAAAGCGATTCGATCACCTGGTTGACCTGTGCTCGAGCAGCCGCTCCCATCCCGGCCTGAGATTCCCCGCTCACCCTGTCGTAGTACGAATCGATGACGACGGTGATTTGCGATATCAGGGAATTGATGCGGGCCTTGTTGAAGGAGGTGAGGTCCTCGGCCGCCAGGCGTGCCACGAGCTCACGCTGCAAGCGATTGAGCATCGAGATAACCCGCGCTCTGACTCCCGCCTCAAGGCGAAGTAGATCGAGCTGCGAGGCCAGCAGTTCATCGACGAGTGCAGGACTTACGTCAGCCATTTTCCTCCGCTATGCAGCAGCAGTGCCAGGACCAGTGCCAGGACCGCCGGGTAGCCTAGCACCAGCCGGCGCGGGCGGCGGACGGTCGGCCTTGCGCTGCTGCTCTTCCTCGATCGTTGTCTCTCGGGAGATGATCTCGCCCTGCTGCAATTTCTCGAATAGCACCTGCTCGCTGTACGCACCACCCTGCCACCCTGACACGAGCGCCGTCAGCATATCGGAAGTCATCGGTACGGCGTAGAAGTCGCGATTGAGTTCGAATTCAACTTTCCCGGCGTCGCCACCTGACCAGTTCACAAACCATTTGAGCGAGATCGTGACGCCCAGGGAGATCGCCTGCGCAGCTGCGGAGAGCATCGACTCCTCGCCCTTTCTCCGGATGCTCCCGGAGTCGGCCGCCTCGGGTGCCTTTTTCTGCGGCTCGAGCATGCGCGCGCCGAGCACGGCCATCTGCTGCTCTTTGCTCCCGAGGTTCTTGACCAACGACTCCAGACCCTGGCCGGTGAATTCGAGATACTCGGCTTTCGCGTTCGGGTCCGAGAACGTCCACGCGCTCGGCCCTCCGATGTAGAGTTTGTCCCCCGCGTTCTCTGGCCTGAACCCCGCGATCCAGGCCTGCGGCAATCCGGCGAAGTGACAGCCGTGCTCGTAGTCCGCTGTCGTGCGGTAGTGGCTCAGGTTCAAGTTCACGAGGTCGATGAGCGGTGGATCGTCGCATTCGGGCGTGACGTCGTCCGTTCCGATGAAGATGAAGGGAATGTAATCGATCGGCTTCCCGTTCATGAGCGGGTACGATTCGCTCAGTAGAATGTCAGACTTCTTTTCTTTTTTGAATATTCGGATCCGGTACCGCGTTACGACCTTGCCCTCTTCGATCGAGGTCACCAGATCGAGCACCCGATATCGGTCCTCGACGCTGTCGGTGAATTCGTCCACGGCTTCGCAGTGTGTTTCCGTGAGCACGACCATCGCGAGCACGGTCTTGTTGTTGATCCTGCGCACTCGCCAGTTGATGATTCTCTCGGCTTCGTAGCTTTGCATCGTCGGTCGCAGATTCTGCGCGAGCGCCTGCGCCATCGTGATCCCGGTCACCTTCACCTCCGGATAGTCCACGAGAATTCCGATGCGCCCGATCTTCAACGCCTCTTCGCACACGTCCTGCACGAATAGCTCGAGCGGCACGCCCGACATGGTGATGTCGTCGAAATAGTCTTTGATGCCCTCGGGTGCTTCGATCTTCGGCGGCTGCCGGAAGAGCATGCCCTTCAATCCGCTGATCGTTCTCCAGGTCGCGTTGTAGAACGGCGTGCGCTTGACGTAAGCGAGGTAGTCGGCTGTCACCTGGTCTTTGAGTTTGGGAAGGTAGTCCGTGCCTGCGTCGTGGACGGCATCCTCCCCAGTTGCAACATCGCGGCAGCGCTTCCATTTGCCGAGGTACCGCTTATATTCCGGGCTGACGCTATCGACTGGCACGGGTGCTCCTTGTCTTTTATCGCCGCGGAAGCGGCTGGCCGTTCTTGCCGAACATCTGCCACCAGGGGCGTTTGGGCACCGCGACGCGAGGCTGATTCTGCTGGGCCTGGTGTAAGCGAACGCAATCCTTAGCCGTCTCGAGCATGCCGTACATGAGCATGGGATTGCCCAAGTGGTTGCTGTTGATCTGCAACTGCCCATTGTCGAAGAGGTCGATCTTGATGGTGCACTGAATCTGCGGCCCCTGCGGCTTGGGCTGATCCTCCGTCGGCACTTCCGGCTGCGCCACGGGCGCGCCCTTCGCGTCCACCAGGCGCGGCTTCGAGTCGTCTGCGTTCATTTTCAAATCCCCCCGAGTTGCACTTTGACCAATCCCGGACCACTTACCGGGAACACGGATTCGATGTAGTACCCCACGCCGTCAGACAAGTGGGTGAGCACCGGCGTGGCCTTCTTGTCGATCTCGCCGCTCCCACCTTTGAGTAGCGTGACACCCTCGAAGTCCTTGACAACGTTCGGCGCCTTGGCCGGATCGACCATCATGCGCACATCGCCCGTCGAACTCTTGAACCTGGAATTCATCGCGTTCACGCGCGCGCGCTCCGGCGGATTCGCAGCCTTCACGCGAAACGCGAGCTGATCCTTGAATGTGGGGCGCAGCTCCTTTTCTATCAGCTCCCAGTCGCTGCCCTGCACCTTGGCCGTGCCGCGCGCGCCGCCCGTCGCATCGCCATAGCAGCGCACCGGCCCCTGATGCTTCGCCCAGACTGACGGCGTCCCGTCCCGGTTGGCCAAGATCGCCCGGCACACCGCCGGCGTGTTGCTGTTCCTCGGTATGTGCACCTCGCCGATGATCCCGGTCCCGGTGATCGGCCGGTTGAGCAGCACCGCGCCGCCTTGCGCATGCTCGTATTGCTTGGGGAGCAGCTGCTCCTGCGCGATCGCGCACACACCAGGCTCGACGTTGAAGTCGAAGCACAGGATCAGGGGTTGCCGCGGGTCGTACTTGAGCGGCGCGCAATGCGTCGCGCTGGTGAATGGGTAATACGCCCTGCCCTCGAAGTTGATGAACGAGGCTTCGAATTCCTGCTGGAATACGAGTTCGTCCAGGAACCGCTTGGCGCTCTCTATTTCCTCGGGCGGCAGAATGTCCGAGCTGAACCAGGTGAAGAAGGCCCACTCGGGATCGACTCCGCTTTGCGCATATTTCGCCAGGTCGTGGTAGTGATTGCGCCCGCCCGGCACCCCGATGAAGTCGCACCAGCCGCCTCGATCCGCAAGCGCCGGCCGCACGTTCTCGGGCCAGGCGCTGCCCTTCATGTCCGCATACTCGTCGAGGACCCCGCCGTCCCACGGTCGCCCTTCGATCCGCTCCGGCTTGTCCATCCCAACGACATGGAGCTCGGCGCCCGTCACCACATCGATGCGCAGCTCCGTCTCGATCGGCGGCCGCAGCATGAGCGAGCGCGGGATCATGCGCTTCAGGTCCTGCCAGAAGATCGCCTTCGCCTGGTCGCGCGTCGGCCCGCCAAGGAAGAAGCGCGGATCGTCGTAGTCGCATTGGATTGTGAACGCGCATCGCACCGTCTTTCGCTTGGCGATCTCGGTCTTGAGGCTGCGCCGGCCGGCCGGGACGACGTTGAAGCGCGCTTTGCTGTTGAGCCACGCCTGCTGCTGGCCGTCGGGCCTGATGCGCAGCGGGTCTACTCGCTTCGGGACAATCGTTTCTGTGGGAACTTCTACGCGGGCACGGCTGGCCGCTGTTCTCATTCATTCCCAGCAATCCACGGATGAAGGGCAATAGAAGGGCGGTTTTACGCCGTTTCACGGGGTAAAGTCCAATTCACCCATAAAAAGGCGCCGTAAAGCCCTCGTTTCCCTACGTATTTCAGACTACAAAAAAGGATTTGCGACCTACGCGCAATGCGCATACCATTTAGATACGCAATCGACGATTGCACCGCGCCCCGGGTACAGGGGCTACGAAGGAGCAGCAAGATGAACGCCACCATG